CACGCATCCACAGGTGGCTTGAGACGGAAGCCCCGGAGGACTGGAACGCTCTGGGCTACGCGGAGCAGCAGACGGCGGCGCTGTGCCAATCACAGGCGCGGCGGTTGTTGGCCGACTTCGCCAAACGTCATGGGGAGGTGACGTGGTCGTGCCGCGAAAAACGTCTCGCCATCAACGCATTCGGAATCGTCCTCGACGCAGCATCCTCACTCAATCGGATCGGCAGCGGGCAGGCTGACCTGATCGCGCAGGCTGGGGATCATTTGCTGGTCATCGACTACAAGACAGGGAGGGGCGACATCACCCCAGCCGATGCCAACGATCAGTTGAGGGGACTGGCTGCGCTCGCCGGCCACATCAATCGCGGATCGGTTGAGGTCGCCATCGTCGCTCCAATGGTCGGACAGCCAACCGTCGCTGTATTTGACCGCGAGGCGCTCAAGGCGGCAAAGGTATGGCTGGTCCGCACATGGCTGAACGCCCCACACGCCACGGAGACGGCGGCTGGCGATTGGTGCCAGTACTGCCCAGCCCGGCTCATATGCACCGCCTACGCGACCCACAACGCGCAGACGCTGGCACCACTGACGCAGGACGGGTTGCCTGCGGACAAGGCCAAGGAAGCCCTGTTTGCTCGCGCCTACGAATCCGACGCCACCACCCTCGCAGAGATGGGCGAGCGGGTCAAAATGCTGGAGTGGGGCGCGGCAGCGATCAAGTCGGCAATCCGCAAGCGACTGGAAGAGGGTGGCAAGGACGCGGACGAACTCAAGGCGGCGGGCTGGTCGCTCAAGGAGGAGGGTGGGGCGCGGGAAATCACTGACCCAGACAAAGCAGCGCAACTGCTCGCTCCGCTGCTGGCAGGCGCGGAAGGGGGCGCAACGGCGGCGCTGATGCGTGCGGCGAAACTGTCGGCGGCTACGCTCACGGAGGAGATCCACAAGGCGAGCGGCAAGAAATCCGCCACCCGGTACAACATCACCGGAAAAGAAGCGAAAGAACTCCTTGCGTCCACGCTGGGAGAGTTGATAGTGCAAAAGCCACGGACGAAGCTCGTCCACGGCAAAACCGAAACAGACGAAACCGAAACCGAAATTGAATACTGAAATGACCACCGCCGAAAAAGCCAGCGAAACGAAAGAGTGCGGCTTGTGCAAATGCACGATTTACCAGGGAGACCGCGATTCGCAAAAGTGGGGCAAAATGAAGTATTGCAGCCAGCGTTGCTCCGCTCTCCATCGCGGAGTTTTGATAGGTGGATGGCGCAACGAAAAGAAGGAGTGCAAGGTCTGCGGAGCTTTGTTTGGCGCTCGTCCCGGAATCCCAAAAGGATGCTGGCGTCGTCTCAAGTGCTGCTCCGATGACTGCATAAAGCAGGCTCAGACGGGGCGCAGGAAATGCGTTGACCGTCCGGGGCCTGCATACCGGATGATCCGGGTTGCGATTGATCCGGCAGGATGCAGTACGCCCAGCCAGCGACTGCGGTTTCTGCGGCTGTCAAAATCGCCGGGTGGCGGCAAGTCACCCATTGGCGTTGAGGAAATGGCACGGATTGCGCAAATCGGGCACTCGACGCTGTCAAGAATTGAAGCGGGCGACCCGTCCGTTCCATTCAAGTGCATCGAAAAACTGTGCGGCGCATTGAAAATACCATTTGATATGTTGAGTTGGTCGGATAAAAAATGGATGCGGGTTGTTGCCAACATTGGACTGACCGCAGTCGAATTCAAGAAAACCGAATCATGAATCCAACCGAACTAACCAAATCCATCGTTGCCACACGCAACGAACTATCGGACGCGATGCGCCGGAATCCGGGAAACATTTACCGGAGGCTTCCGCAAGCCGCGCAGGCTGAGTGGAGTCGGCTCAGTATCTCAGACGCATGGCTTAACGCACTCCCACGCAGGATTGTCTGGGCTATCAACAGCCGCATCGCACGCATGGCGGAAGGGGGCGTCGAGTGACCACCGGCCGCATTATCCAAGGCGGGAAATTCCCCACCGTCACACCGATTGACGGCCCACAACGGCAAGACTGGCTTCGCACGGATCAGGGCGTGGAGGTGGTTGGCAAGCTCGCGGATCAAGACGGCTGGAGCGGCGAGATCGAGGTGCGGACGATGACAAATCAGCACCTCGCCGTCCCCGAAGACAATATCGAACTCACACTCATATGATCGACCCAGAAGACTACATCCTAGGAAACATTGACGTTGACCTCGTGGACCCTGACTATTTCCATGAAGGGGAGAAAAGGATTCAACTCGACAAAACCGCGTTTGAGCCGTCGTGCGGCAACACGTTGCGCATTTACCAGCAAATTCCCAAGCAAAAGCGGACGCCTGACACCCGGATCATCCCGATCGGATGGGCCAAAATCTCCTCCCCTCCTCCCCGCTTTGCGCACGACAAAAACACTGACACATACTAACTCATGGAACCAATCAGCATCAAAATCGACGTCACGAAAATCGACAAGGCCGCGCTCTACAAAGGCGAAAAAGGCACCTACCTCACATTAGTGGTATGGCCGAATCGCGACGGAGATGACGACTACGGAAATTATGCCAGCGTGAAGCAAGACCTAGGCAAAGATCGCCGCGACGAAAAAGCGCCTTACATCGGCAATGCCAAAATCATCAAGCGGAAGAACTCCGCACCGCCACCCAAGAACTACGAGAAATTGCCGACGAAGCAGGAAGCCGGAGACGAAGACTTTATCCCATTTTGACCCCAACCAAACCCACCACAATGACACCAGAAGAAATCAAAACCAAGTCTGCGGAACTCGCGGCGTTCTACGTTGCCAAGGCGAACGGGAAAATCCTTGAGTACGCCACCCCGTCTGTCGGCTGGATTGACAGCGGATCGGCATCAGGTCCAGACATGCAAAGCGACCTCACCCGCTGGCGCGTGAAGCCGGAGCCGCGGCGGATGTGGATGATTGAACGCGGGGGTATTAAAACGGATAGTAAAACCAAGGCGCAAGAGTGGCGTGGCCTTGGTCACACCGTCACTGAATGGCAGGAGGTGATGCCATGAGTCCTGACGAGATCAAAACAAAGGCGGCGGCGCTCGCGGCGCTCTACACCGCCAAATCTAACGGGAAAATCCTTGAGTACGACACCAAGTCAATCGGCTGGGTTGACAACGGATCAACATCAGGACCGGACATGCAAAGCGACCTGTCCCGCTGGCGCGTGAAGCCGGAGCCGCGGCGGATGTGGGAAACGCCAAACGCAACATTCGGAGGCAGCGGCTATGTCCGCACGCAGCACGCGGATGAGGCAGAGCGATGGAAAGCCAGGGGCAACAAGGTAACAGAATGGCAGGAGGTGCTCCCATGAAAACACGCACCTTCGGAGACGTTGTGGCGGAGGTTGACGGCGGCGATTCCGGCGTACTCCTCCACGCACGCAACAACCTATCATTTCGCAAGGCCGAGGAACTGGTGGAAAATCTGCGGGAGGCACTCGCATGGATCAGGGACCAGCAGCGCCGCGACAAGGAGGACGAAACCCCACTCCTGCCGCTGTGAATGCCGCCGAACTCCTCCGCAAAGCCGCCGACACCATCGAAGCCCGAGGCACGCAATACGACACCGGAAACAATCAGGAGAGATCCATGCCCCGCATCTGTGAGCTTTTCGGTGAGGCCACCGGGCGACAGATGACCGTTTCCGAGGGCTATCAATTCCTGATCGCGCTCAAAACCGCACGCATTGAACGCTCACCGGATCACCTCGACAGCTACGTGGACAGGCTGGCTTACATGGCGTTGCAGGATGAGCACGAAATGGGGGCGCTGAAATGACCTCAGTCTTTTCCGTTCGCTCCATTGATCCGAGGGAAACTTACGAGTGGTTGCTAATGAAGCACTACGCGAAACGGATTCCATCGATTTCGTGGGCATTCGGACTGCACGACAGCGACATGATCCTTCAAGGAGTTTGCACCTTCGGGACTCCGGTAAGCTCAACGCTACTCAAAGGGGTATGCGGAGAAAAATGGGCATCAAACGTCTGCGAGTTGAACCGTCTGGTGATTAACGAAATCGGGCACCGAAATCTTGCGTCCTTCTTCGTTTCCAGATGCGTGGCAATGCTCCCTCGCCCCAAAATCATCGTCTCTTATGCCGACAGCAGCAAAGGACATCACGGCTTCGTTTATCAGGCCACCAACTTCCTTTACACGGGTCTTTCAATCCTGACATACGATCCCGTCGTTAAGGGGCACGAGGGGAAGCACCATGGCACCGCAGGAATGGGGCGTGGCATGACAAAGGATCAGATGCGGGAAAAATACGGAGACGATGTGTATTGGAAACCGCGAGACAGGAAGCACCGCTATGTCCTTTTCCACGGATCAAAGCCAGAACGGAAAGCGATGATGGCAGACTTGCGATACGAAATCAAACCCTACCCAAAAGGACAAAACACCAAATATGACGCATCACACAAACCGCAGACTCAAGGAGTTTTGCTTTAACTCAACCAACCAGATCAAATGACATCCGACTACTATATCGGCATCGACGGTGGCACCACTGGCGGTGTTGTCGTCATCTACGGAAGCAACGGCGGCATCTTCACCATGCGACCGTTCATCCTGTGGCGGGGGATGATTGACGGCAACGAACTAGGCTCATTCCTAGTGCCGTTTAACCACTCGTATTCGCAAGTTACCGTTGCTGTCGAAGACTGCCCGAAACACGCGCAGTCCAAGTCTGCCATGCGTTCCATGGCGATTTCATTCGGCATCATCATGGGCGTCGTCCGCCGGGAGCTTCCCACCAAACGCATCATCACAGTCCGCTCCGGCAACCCGCTTGACTCATGGCAACGCGCCCTGCTCGGCACGCAGCCCAAGGGCGGGACGAAGCCGGCGGCGCTGGCAAAGGCGCGGGAGATCTGGACGGATCAGGTATGGCCGACGAAGCGACCGGGCGGAAAAGCGGTCCACGATGGGCTTGTGGATGCCGCATTGATAGCGTGGCACGCTCGAAATCTTGATATGGAGGAATGCGCCAAATGAGAAACTCCCCCATTTCCTGCAAGCCGCCGCCGCATTCCAACTGGCGGGAGGATTGCAGAACCTGCCCGGTGTGCGGTGAGCGGTTCTGGCCCACCGAAACGACCACCCGGAAAAACTGGCTAGTCAAAAAGTACTGCTCCAACGCCTGCAATGCGAAGGCGGCATCGGTGTGGAGGCACCAGAAACCCGCGAAAACAAACACTTGACACAACCCGCAAACCGCACCAAAAACACCCGCCGCAAGGCACAACCGAATAACAAATGACGTCATCATTTACACTTCTACACGGCGACTGTCTTGAATGGTTGCGTGGGATTCCTGACAACTCCGTTGATTCCGTCGTTACCGACCCGCCATACGGACTCTCCTTTATGGGGAAGCGGTGGGATTATGACGTGCCATCTGTTGACGTGTGGGCGGAATGCCTGCGGGTGTTGAAGCCGGGTGGTCACCTGCTGGCGTTTGCGGGGACGCGGACACAGCACAGGATGGCGGTACGCATTGAGGATGCCGGGTTTGAGATCCGCGATATGATCGCGTGGTGCTATGGAAGCGGATTTCCGAAATCTCACAACCTGAAAGATGAATGGGACGGCTGGGGGACCGCATTGAAGCCCGCGCTTGAGCCTATCACGGTCGCCCGCAAGCCGCTGGTTGGGACGGTGGCGGAGAACGTCCAGCAACACGGAACCGGGGCGCTGAACGTTGACGGGTGCAGGGTGGGCACTGAGGACATGAGCTGCCAGTTTGACCGCGACTGGAAACAGGACGGCACATTTGGAAACGGCAAGCGCGCAAGCCAAGGCAAGCAGCCACCCCCGGGCCGCTGGCCCGCGAACCTGATCCACGACGGCAGCGAGGAGGTGACGGGGCTGATGGGCAGCGCCGCCCGCTTCTTCTACTGCGCCAAGGCGAGCAAGAAAGATCGTGATGAGGGGTGCGAGGGGTTAAGTGTTAAGCAGTCGCACGAGCGAAAGCCAGAAGGTAAAAGTGTGCTTGAAAATAGCTCGCAAGTTCCAAGGGCCAACCACCATCCCACCGTCAAACCCACGGCCCTCATGCGGTACTTGTGCCGACTGGTGACACCACCCGGCGGCGTCGTCCTTGATCCGTTCATGGGATCGGGTAGCACGGGGAAGGCGGCAATCCTCGAAGGCTTCCGCTTCATCGGGTGCGAGCGTGAAGCGGAATATCTGGACATTGCCCGCGCAAGAATAACAGCCGCCGCCGATGAAATGGCGCAAGAATTGCCGCTGGAAACGCCCGCCATTTGACACAACCCGCAAACCGCACCACAAATCCCCGCCGCAAGGCACAACCGAATAACAACATGAGAACACCCGAAAGCTGCCGTTTCGCGGCATACTACAAAGTCCAGTTCTGGAACGAACAACAGCTCGCATGGCAGGACGTGCAGAAGCAACACCCGTCCCCCGACGCCGCCCGCGCCGCATTCATTGCCAAAAAGAAATGCCGCGTCATGGAAGTTGACATGAAAGGGAGGAGGCCGCTGCCATGAGTATTGATTCACAGCTTTACGGGGTGGACCTGTTCGGGCAACCACTCAACCCGGTGGCAACTTCGCCCATCGCGCAGAAGTTTCTGATCCCGCCGTTTACCGTGCTCAATGCTCGGGAGGGGGATTGGCAGGAAAGAAAGCGGGCGTGGCTTGGTTTAGGTATTGAAAGCGAAGAGGGGAGACAGGCGCAGCAAGCGGTTGGATCGTTGCTCAAGGCGATGAACGATTACGATAAAAAAGACAATCGCGAGGGGGGGCGCGAAGAAACGACTACTAGTGTTTTCGATCCCGTCATCTGCGAGCTTTCCTACCGTTGGTTTACCGCGACGGGCTGGCAGATTGTGGACCCGTTCGCGGGCGGCAGCGTGCGCGGCATCGTCGCCTCTTGTTTGGGGCGCAAGTATTGGGGCGGAGAATTGCGCGGCGAGCAGGTGGACGCCAACCGCGAGCAAGCGGGGCGCATCTGCACACACAATCCCCCGGCGTGGGTGCAGGGGGATTCATCCGTGACGCTGGACGATGCGCCCGCCGCGGACTTCGTATTCTCGTGCCCGCCATACGGCGATCTAGAGGTTTACAGCGACGACCCGCAGGACTTGTCCGCCATGGATTGGCCCGCGTTTCTGGTGGCATACCGTGCGATCATCGCCAAGGCGTGCGGCAAGCTCAGGCAGGACCGTTTCGCCTGCTTTGTGGTGGGGGATTTCCGGGACAAGCGCGGCAACTACCGGAACTTCGTCAGCGAGACAATTCGGGCGTTTCTTGACGCCGGGCTGCACCTTTACAACGAGGCCATCCTCGTTACCAGTGTGGGGAGCGCGTGTATGCGCGTGACAAAGCAATTCAATGCCGGTCGCAAGTTTGCGAAAACGCACCAAAACGTGCTGGTTTTCGTCAAGGGTGACGGCAAGAGGGCGGCGCAGGCAATCGACAGGGAGGATCAACAGCTATGAACGACTACTGGAACGACCCACCCGAGGAACCGGAAATGCCGGAATGCTGTGATGAGGTGATGATGCTTAAGGACAACGGAGACTGCGTTTGCGAAACGTGCGGCAAGGTGATCCTTCGCCAGCCGGACATTGAGCCGACGCCGGACGTTGAATTGCCAGATGATTTCTGGGACGTTCAACTCGGTCCTGCGTGCAGCATCGACAACCCCGACTGCGAATCGTGCCAGTGACTTGACAACCCCCGCGTCCGCGGTAGTATCCACCAGCGCAGCAGCGCCGCCGATTAGACCCCGGCGAAACCTCCATGACAAATCCAATTTGCCACCATCTTTCTCCGCGTCTGCCGTCATGGGCAGGGTCTAGCGCGGGGCGGATGGTGGCCTTTTTTTACGCCCAATGATCTGGATCAACATCAAGACCACAACCCTCCGGGAGTCGGAGTATATTTCCGCCAGCCCGACGCAGCAGGCGACGTGGCTCAAACTGCTGGCGTACTGCTCGGAGCATGAGAACGGGGGCGTGATTGACGGCGCTGGGGGTTGGAATGAGCGAGCGTGGCTGTTTGGGTGCGGCATCACACTGGATGAGGTGCGGGACCAGTGCGGGCTGTGGCGGTTCGACGGAACCGGGAGCCTGTCCGTGTGGAACTACCCTGTGGAGAAGGAGTTGGAGGTTGTCGCCAAGAGGGAGGCGGGAAAGCGTGGAGGGCAGGCAAAGGCGCAAAATCGTAGCACAGCTTGTAGCTCAGCTACAGCACAGCCAGTAGCACAGCTTGTAGCAGAAACGGGTTTTGCTTGTAGCTCACCTTCTACGGAAGGAGTAAGGAGTAAAGGGAAGGTGGAAGGAGTAAAGGAAGAGGAAATATCTCTCTCGCTTTCTTCATCGGCTGCGCCGATTCCAGAAAACGAAGGGGGATCGGTTTTCCCAATCGACCCACCCACACCCAAACCCAAGCGGGAGCCGAAGGCGAAAGCGGAAACGACGGCAGATCCGCGACTCAAACCAATCAAGGACGGACTCGCGCCAGTCTTCGAGAAAACCAAAGGAAGGGAATTTGACTGCGACTGGAAAAAAACCGTTGGCGCAATCAGGAGATTCCTTGAATCTCGCAGCAAGGTCACACCGGACGAGTTTCTTGAAGTCTGGTCACTGGTCTGCAAATACTCCAGCAGTCCGTTCTACCCGAAGATCACCGACGCACTTGATGTCGCGTACCTCTGCCGGAACTACGAAACCGTCACGGGTCACATCGAACGCGCATACCATTCCGAATCCCAAGCCAAACGATAAACCACACGCCCCAAACCTATGACACCAGACATATCCCGCAAACCACCCGGCTCAGAAGAATCCGACCTCGCGGTCATCTCCTGCATGATGCAGTCCCCGGATCACGCGATCCCAATCGCATCCGAAATCCTCAAAGCCACCGACTTCTCCACGTTCCACTGCTCCGTCCTGTTCGACCTCATCATCCAGCGCCACTACGCCAACCACCCCGTTGATGCCGCAGGATTGTTCATCGCACTCTCCGACTCCCCGGACAAACTCTCAGCCGTCGGCGGACCAGCCAAACTCACGGAAGCCTACGTCGCCACATCACTACCCTCAGCAGTGCGCTCCTACTGCGAGACGGTCAAGGATGCGTCCATCCAGCGAACCGTCGCCAGACTCGCGGACAGGCTCACCACCATCGCCTACGAAAAACCGGAGGACTGGCGCACGCAGACGGTCCAGACCATATCGGCCATTGATGCGTCAATGACCACCATGGACACCGCAAGGACCGTCAGCTACCGCGATGTCATCCTGGACTACCTCGACCGATGCGTGGACGACTGTGATGGGGAGATTGACCCGCCTGTCACCACAGGGATCAAAGCCATGGACGAAATCATGGATGGAGGCATCCGGCGCGGGTTCTACCTTATCGGAGGCAAGCAGGGATCAGGGAAGAGCCTGCTGGCGCAACAGTTCGCTGGACACCTTGCCAACGCAGGAAGGCGCGGACTCATCGTTGGGCTTGAGATGCTGCCCATTGAAAACGCCATGCGTGACATCGCACGCGAAGCATCCGTAGCACTCAACGTCATCAACGGACGAAACCGTGACCGTTCCGACTGGGACCTCCGGGACATCCGTACCGCCTGCACTCGCATGGCTCAGGATTGGGATGTTCACTTCACCAAGGATGCCAACATGTCCGTTGACAGTATCGTTGCACACGCACGCGCACTCCACAGGGTCAAACCAATTGACTTCATCGTGGTTGACTACGCCCAACTCATCGCACGCGCAGGCAACGCCAAAGAGCGGACGGACGAAATCCTCAAGGCTATTGCGGAGCGCCTGCGGGAACTGAAGATTCAACTGAAATGCACCATCATCCTTCCGACGCAGTTGAACGACGAAGGCGAAGTGCGGGACAGTCGAGCATTACAGGATGCGCCGGAAACCGTCATCAAGATCATCGAAGATCAGCGGGACAATGACGCAAACCCAGAAGATCCGTACCTTGGATTCATCCGCATTACCAAAAACCGATGGGGCGCAAACAACGTCGCCTGCCGCGTTGAACGGGTTGGTAAATTCCAACGGTTTGTGGATTCGGACGAACCAGCCAAGACCGCCAAGAAAGATGCGGGACCATTTAGCCAGAAAAAGAAATGGTCGTGACCACCAGCCAACCAACAGCCATGAGCGAACAAACCACATCCGACATCGTCACCCGCATGATCCAGCCGACCGGCGCCGCCCCATGCGCCGGGTGCGGGGCCGTAGTGGAGACCGCAACCGTTCTGGGGAGGACGGTTTACGCCTGCGACGCCTGCGCCAACGTGAGGTGTTCGTGGTGCGGCAAGTCACGCAAGCCGTCCGCATACGCCGGGGACGACCATTTTCCGCGACTGTTGGACATCTGCCAGTGGTGCCGAGGGGTGGAAACGCGGAGGAATGGCGCAAAGCCACAGGTTTTTGTGTGCGGCGAACCGGACGGGAAGGAGGAGGGATGAGCGAGAACAGCGAAAAATGGTGCGATTTATGCCTGCATCGCCGCAAGTGCCAGAGCATCGACTCCGGGATTAGAGTCGGCACGAAGCCGTGTTTTGTGAACAT